GCAGAGGTGGAATAAGTGAATGGAAGTATTATAGCCCCATTAAAAATAGTTCATTCTCTGAAGATTATTCTGGTGCCATTGGATTAATTCAAGGATTGGTGGTTTATAATACTATTGAAGCATTATTTGAAGGTGAACCTGAATGTATGGCAATATCAGAAATTGAATTGGAAGGACTTAAAGGATATATTGGTGTTGTGCCATCAGATGACTATTTTGAAGGTGATGTAAAGGTTTTAAATAGTGTTAAAAGGGAGATGATGGATAGTTATAACGATTACCCCGAAGCTGCAAAAGATAATGCTTGCAGAGCTGTTAGATGGGCAGAAGAAAATGGATGGGGTGATTGTGGTGAAGCAACTGGTAAACGAAGAGCATCACAATTATGTAATGGTGAGATGATAAGTGAGGAAACCATTGCAAGAATGGCATCATTTAAAAGACATCAACAACATAAGGATGTCCCTTATGATGAAGGTTGTGGTGGTCTTATGTGGGATGCTTGGGGTGGTGATGAAGGTATTGAATGGGCTTCAAGAAAGTTGGAACAGATTAGAAATGAAATGAAGGAACAATTCTCTTGCGTTCAAATCTTAATTGATAAAGGTTATGGTGAGGAAGAAGCAAGAATGAAGTGTTATGAAAGATATTACCCCGCAAGAAGGAACTACCCTGACAATGTATTACCATTAAGTGAAGATGAGTTTATATATGATAATCCTTGTCAAGAGGGATACATCGCATATGGAACAAAAATTAAAGATGGTAGAGAAGTCCCCAACTGCATTCCGTTAAATGCATCAAAAGATTATGAAGATAATGACCGTGAAATGGTTGAAGGGGTTATTAACTTAATTATTCAGGTTGATGATATGGAAGAAAGAAAAAAGGTTGTTGAGGAAGCAATTAGAAACTTCACGGAAGAGGGTGTTAAGTTTGATTTAACGGACTTTTTATCAAGGGTTGGACTATTGGGTCAGATGACCTTTGCTGATGACCTTAAATACGAAATAACAACGGTTGTAATGCAACCCAACCATTATATCGCAAGAAGAGATGAGATGGGTCAAATCTATTATGTATTCTTTTCAGAGGAAAGTGTTAGAAATATGTCCCAAAAGTTTTTCAAGCAAGACCGACATAAGTCATTTAATTACGAACATTCAGGTTTAAAATTGGAAGGGGGATATGTGGTTGAATCTTGGTTGGTAGATGACCCTGAAAATGATAAAGCCAATAAGATGGGCTTTAAGGTCAATAAGGGTACTTGGATGGTGACCCTTAAATGGGATGATAAAAAACAATTTGAGGAATATGTATTAAATGGAAAGACATTTGGTATTTCACTTGAAGGGGCATTTTTATCAAGACCCATTGGTTTAAAAGAACTGAATGAATCTCAGGCAAAGTTTTATGTAAATGAAATATATAAAATATTGGATGAGGAGTTTGGTAAAGACAAATAAAGATATTCACTTATCTTATTAACATATTTATTGGATAAGATAAGGCATATCATAAACACAATTATAAATAACATAAAATGCAATACAGAGAAGTATTAGAAAAAATTGCAGGATTGGTTGGTTATGAGTTCAATGATGTTGAAACAACTGATGTTAAGTTTGAAAGAATCGCCCTTGAAGGTGGTGAAGTATTCATCACAAATCAGGCAGAAACAGAATTAACAATCGGTGATACAATTTATATTGAAACTGAAGATGGTTTTGAATTGGCTCCATCAGGGTCTCATCGCTTGGAAGACGGAAGAGAAATTGTATTAGATGAAGAATCTAATTTGGTTGAAATCCGTGAAGAAGGTGAAGGTGAGGAAACTGAAGTGGTTGTTGAAACCCCTGAAGAAGAGATTGAAGTTGAAACATCACAGGACACATCAAAGATTGACGAATTGAAAACTGCAATTCACGACCTTTTGGTGGCTTTCACAAGTCATTCAAAAGAAATGGAAAATAGATTTTCCACATTGGAAGCTGATTATAAAGAGTTCAAGCAATCAGCTGAGTATAAACCACTCAAAGAGGAAACCAAATTGAAGCAATCATTCGCTGAAATGAGGTTGGAACTCATCAATAAAATGAAAAATAAATAATTAAATAAAATGGCAAACTTAAGTAGAGAAAAGTTTAGTTTTGACATTTCAGGAATGTCTGATTATGTAAACGCAAATACCACTGAATTGTTGTCAAAAATTGTTATTGGTTCAAACTTGGCTGAAGTTGTTAGTATTTTCCCTAACATCAAAAATGCCGAATATGTGCCAACATTTGACACAGGTGCGATTGACTCAATCGCTGGTACGGGTCACTGTAATACCAACTTTGGTGATATTACAATGGCTGAGAAAGAATTAAGAGTATGTGATTATCACATAAACAAAGGGTACTGCCCTGAGAAATTGGCTTCAACAATTATGGGTCTTCGTCTTCAACCTGGTTCTTACAACCAAACAACAGGTGCTGAGGAAAGATTTATTGAAGATATGGTTGCAAAGGCAGCTGTTTATTCTGAAAGACAATTTTGGGGTAGTGAAACTGCATCGGGTGATTGTGCAAATGGTATTTTAGCTCAGGTTGACGCATCAACTGCATCAACTGTGAATGTGACTTATTCTGCAATGACACCAGCAAACGCATTGGAAGTTGCGGATACTTACATCCAAAACTTACCTGACGCATTGAAGTTCACCCCAACAGTATTGTTCTTAAACAGAGGAGATTACCAATCTCTAATTTTAGCTTTAAGAAATGCTAATTTCTTCTCTTACACTGTAGAAGGTCAAACAGAGATGCCAGGAGCGGTTATGATTCCTGCAACTAATGTTTTGGCTGTATCAAGTGAGATTGGAACAGGTAGAGCGTTATTAACTTACGGTCAAAACTTGGCTTTAGGAACTGACCTTTTAGAGGATTCAGCAAACGCTGAGGCATGGTACTCACAAGACAATAAACAATACCGTATCTCAATGCAGTGGAGAATTGGTGGAACTGTATTCTTCCCTGAGTTGGTAGTAAGAATTGCGTAAGCAAGATAAATTAAAATTAAAACAAATAGAAAATGGCAAATTGTGTAATTACCTCAGGATTAACTTTGAATGATTGTATTAACAACATTCCTGGTATTGATTCTTTATGGGTATTAACCACTACTGGCACATCTATTTCTCTTGCAAGCGTAACTTATGATGCATCAACTGATGAAGTAACTGCAATTAGTGGTTCAACAGGTGGTGAGTTTAAGAAAATTGACTTGGTTAGAAATAGTACTGCTGCTTTAAGTGAAGAGGTTAATGTGAATACTGAAAGTTTATCTTTCACATTCGTACCAACATTAACTTTTACAATACCTGGTTGGAATCAAGAGTATACTAACCTTTACCAAGAATTGGTAAAATCAACAGGCTCAATCTTTGTAGTGAAGTTGAAGTCAGGTAAGTGGTTCTTGTGTTCTCCAAGTGGTCTATATGCATCTGCTGCGACAATCGCATCAGGTTCAGTACCAGGAGATTCACAACTTTATACCCTTACATTAACTGGTGATGAAGTTCGTTCAATTCCTGAAATGGATGTGGCAACAACATTATCATCATTTTTAAGTGGTTCAAACTTAACTGTTGATAGAGAGTAAAAATCTCATATAATAATAATTGGGGGGATTTAATTATCTCCCCATTTTTTCAGCCAAATTAAAATATATTATGCCTTATATTGATGATGATTTTAAACCAAAACCCTATGGGGATTTAGCCTATAATAATTCAGGACGCAATTTGTTGGTTTATTACCCTTGGCGAGGTGGTGTTAAGACCACTGGTCCATCACCAACACCCGTGACCCCAACTCCTACGCCATCGGGTGGTATTTCACCAAGTCCTACTCCTACTCCAAGTTCTACCTTTACTCCTACGCCTACAATAACTCCAACAACAAGTCCTACCCCAACACCATCACCATTTGTGGCATCTGTTAGTATTGCTCCAACTGGTA